TGTAGTATGGCATCTGGTTTTTCTAATGACATTACTTCTCTTAATATAGTTTCATCACCATACCCATCTACAGGATAAACCTTTAAATAACCATTTTTTACTCCATACTCATCAAGTCCACTTGACATATCAAACACCTTACCTTTATCAGGGTGTTTGATAGCACCAGCAATTTGAACCCAATCATATTCATTTAATGTTTCCATCACGATGTCTTTGGATACCGTGGCAATCCCACTATGCATCCTTAGATCATCAGATAACAATAATATTTTTTTCTTCTTCATATAACCATTTACCCTTTGTTATAAAACTTTTTTTTCTTTAAAATACTTTCTCAGAATCTCAAGTCTATCCTCAAACTCGGCTATCTTTCCCAACTCCTTATCTATCGTTTCGATATGGTCGGAATGTTCAGCAACACCTACGGCATTTTCTGCTTGTAGTTTTACATTCGCAATATGTTTTTCTATATTACCTTGTAAATAAGCTTCTAGTGCTTTATATAATAATGATCTCAAAATTGACTCCCACTTGTGTGTAATTTATCATATGTTTCTATTTGATCTCTAACAGAAGCATCATTTAAATATTGATGTATTGATCTGTTCACCAGTCTTTGTAGATTCATAGGTGAGTTTACTGTTTTTCTTTTAAAATGTTCGTAAAGACTTTTTATAATCTTTACCGATGTTAATTTGATGTCTTTCTTCATATATATATAAATATATATATTTAATCTATAACGAGTATTTTTTTTCCGAATTTTTTTGCGTAATTGATAGTAGACATAGAACCTCTTGATTCCACACCCCGTGGAATAAATGCCACTATATATTGTGAATAAGCAGCAATTATTTTATTACGAGCAAAAAAGTTCTTAACATTATATGGTTTATCATAGTCCTTTTTATCCTTTGGACAATATATATTCCAAGTGTCATGTTGTGGTGGAAACTCTTGATATTGTAGTCCAAGTTCTAAAGCATATTTCTTAGCATATTTGTCAGCGCCATTCTTAGCACCACCACTAACTATAATTGTATCATCACCTTTCTCGTTCTTTAACTTAAAAATAAATTTCTTTATCTTCTGTCGGTTCTCATACTTCCGACTACCAACTATAGCAACTCTTAGAGTTTCTTTCCCCATTTACAATGCTCCGTGTTTAAAAACTCACAAAATGTACAAGCCCTACCTGGTGAGGCATTGTAATTTCTATCAGTTTTATAATCTCCTTTGGAATCAAGTATCAGTTCACGGAACTCTGTGAAAGCCTTGTCTACTTTATTTACAGTTGGTTTACCATTAGCAGGTTCAAACCTTTGAAGTCTACTAATAGGAAAGTCACTATTCTTAGCAATCTTTCTCTTTAGTATTAAGAACTCCACGGTTATCTTATCCAATGGTATACCATATGCCTCTGAATACTTTTGTTTATACAGAACTAACTGAGATGTCTTGTAGAAGTTTTTCTTGTGGAAGTCTGTCCAACTACGGGTGGAAGTCTTTAGATCAATTATCTTGATAGCGCCACTAATCTTATTCCTAATCACAACATCAAGATAACTTCTGAACTCCACACCTTCTTGTAACTTCATAAAGATAGGTAGCTCAATACCAACTAACTCATAGTTCTTCTTCATAAAATATTTACCACGATGTTTCTTGAAATGATCTATGATAGCCACACCATCCTCGTAGAACTCCGTAAGGTCTTTCTGATTACACACATCAACATTGTGTTGTTCACGAATCTTCATAAATTCTTTGACCATCTCGGTCTTCAACATATCTTCCAAGTTCAGAGCTTCAGCAGCCACGATGGAAGTACCATACATCTCTGTTAGATAAGCCTGTATCGTGGTGTGCATAGCAGAACCGAATATCGTATGTATGCTACCACTTGACTTACTGAGCTTATCTATGTATCTTAACTTCCACTTTAGATTACACTCGTTGTAAGCACTAAATTGTGAATGAGATAATGACTTCAATCCATCCACCTACCATGTTTTCTCAAATGCCATAATCTATGTTTAAACATCTCCCACATCAAACCAAATAGTGAGTCTGATTCATAGACACCAGCTTTACATTCATACTTATACATCTTTTGGTTTATCCTTTAATAGTCCTTTTAACCAATGTATGTATGCCCTAACTCTTTCACCTAATTGCATATCATTTGGATACTTTTCTACTAACTCTTGTATTATTTCCAAAGGTGTTTTCATTACTTACCCCACAATCCTTTCTTAACAATCGTAGCCATGATACCATAGTTACTCACATCTAAGTAAGCATCTTCCATCGGTTCACCAGCTACTGCTGATTCTCTCTTGTTCATCAATAGAGTTTTTAACCTTTGTATCTTATCATTCATCCTAAACCACAGACCTGTTAGGGATAAATGAACCTCTTCGTCTGTCTGTAATTGTGTGCCAACAGATATATTACCTGGACCGTAATCATGTTGTTTATGTAGAAACAACTCATATTGCTCCCTCTGTATCTTCTTGAATTCTTTGGTCATCAAAGGCCACTCTGCTTCCATCTGAGATATGATCTCATCCGATGTCTTTGATGTAGTTAAATCTGTTTCTTTTATGTTCATAATTATATCCTTATCTTGACAGTTGTAATATAACAATAATAACTGATAAAAACAAGCAAATTATTGTCCTTGTATCTGGTGCTTCATTGAGAATTAACCAAGTTAAAATACCAAAAGTAAAAGTAGATAACCCAAAACCAACAGGTCTAACATACCAATATTTTCCAAAGTATTCATAAAAAAATCTCGTACTCCAATAAAACAATATACTGATTGGCACCCCACCTAATATAATAAAATACCAATTTCTAGCCCATTCGTATTTAAACTGACCTTGCATATGAAACCAAGCTATTATGTTTCCAACTACTGACATTAATAGTGCTACCCATAACTTATTCATCTGATCATCTTCTTTATTTCTTTATCATTTTTTCCATATTCTTTTAACATATGGATTAAATTTTCTTTAGGTATTAACTCACGATACTCCGATGCCTGTAATCTACTGACCTCAAAGTAATCGACTAAATAATCGATAACCTCTTTATTATACTTATCTTTCTTACCCTTGATGTATTTCAGATATGTTTTCTTCTTAGGTAATACACCACACCAAAACTGATAGACAGCTTTATGTGGCATATCTCCGATAACATAATTCTGCATATGATTTACCAAAGGTAGGAAATCCTCATTCATACTAAGGTAACGAATTACCATAAAGGGTGAGAATGTCTTTTTGTCGGCATCGGAGAAAGAATCCCAATCTCGTTTACCGACAAAAAGTTCACTTATCCATTTAAATAAGTTCATCCATTCCCCCACCTAAGTCCAACATCTCACCACAACTTCCGCAATTAAATACTTGAACGGGTGCTATGACTTCTTGACCTGTAGGTGATACCAATGCTGATATTTTCTTAATAATATAACCTTGTATAAAAATTGGATTATCACACTTCTGACACTTCATAGTTGTACCATTTTTTATATCAACCTCAACTTGTTGCTTCTTAGGTTGTGGTATTGGTTTTTGTGGTCTCATATTCATTATATTCTCCTTAGAATATTTGATACCGTGGCGATAAAGTTTATCTCTTTATCCACAACCAACACATCTTGATACGAACCTTTGGATATATCGGCTATTATTTCCGGCATCTTCTCTACACCAAAACTTTCAACCTCATCATACAGAAGTCTATAAAGTTCGGTGTATTCTGTGAAATTACTATCCGCAACCATTTTACGAATAGTACCCAAGCTCTCTCCATTTCTTATAGCATCGAGAAATTGAAGTTTGAACTCATTGTGAATCATACCATCTTTGTCAACACTTAACTTACCATCGATGGACATTCTCTGTAGTTCATTGATAACCTTTCTCATATCAGGATATCCAGCAGTTACAACCAATGCTAGATCATCTAAGTCAAAAGATATCTCCTCTTTCTCCAAGATTGTCTTAGAGTGTAGAGCAACTTCTTTCTTACTCGGTGGTACTATCTTATAGGTTTGACACCTACTCTGAATAGGATCGATGATCTTCTCCACATAATTACAGGTCAAGATAAACCGACAATGAGCAGAAAAGGTTTCCATAAGGTTTCTCAATGCTGGTTGAGCAGAATTAACATTTAGATAATCAGCCTCATCTAATATCACTACTTTCATTGGTTTGAAACCAACGGAAGAAGCAAATGTCTTGAGTTTATCTCTGACTAAATCTATGTTTCGTTCATCCGAAGCATTAATATAGAGGTAATCACAGTCAACATGATTAACAATAATTTTAGCAAGTGTGGTCTTTCCACCACCAGCTCTGCCATATAGAAGTAAATGTGGTACATTTCCATCATCTAAGAACCTCTCTACTTTTCTTTTAAGATTTTCATTACCAACATATGTTGATAAGTCTTGTGGTCGGTATTTCTCAACCCATAATCCGTGTGAACTCATACTATACCTGTTGTGCCACTAACCAATACTTCGCAACAAAGTCATCGACCTTGAATTCAATATGAGCTAAGCCTGATTTAGCAATCTGTAGTTCAGCCTTTGAACACTCTTTATTACAACTGAGTAATTGACTAAATAGATTAGCATTAAAGTTAACCTCTTTCTCCAAAGTAACAGCACTACTCGGTACTTTGATACTGATACGATTAGAATTCATATCGGAATAACCGATGACAAACTCAACCCCACCATCTACTGGCTTGACAGCAAAATGATCGACATCAGCCAAGGCACTCTTACTCTTGATAAAAGAGTCCATGAACTGAGCATCTAAGGTTACCAATGTATCAAAATCAGGTAACTTTTTTAACTCGGGTACATCTGGTATCACACCAAGAGCAGCAAGTACATAATCAGATGACTTGTTAGCATCTGTTAGATGAAATGCTACTGGATTACCCTCTACTTCTGTTAGAGTTAAATCGATGTTATCCATCATTACATTCAACATCTTCTGTAGTTGAGCAGTATCATATACTCCAACATCAAAAGTAGGCAGGCTTTGTTTATCCAATTCAAGAACCCCCAACAAAGATTTATCGCCTGATATAAATCGTGTTGAAAGTTTTGTTCCATCAGAAGTCCACTTAACGGAATTTACATTTCCACCAAGATTATATTTCTGTATGAATGTGTTTAGTGTTATTTTATTCATTATAACTCCTGTTTATGTTAAAAGAATCGTTCTATACTATTAGCTTTATCTACGGGCATATCCCAAGTTAAAGCATCATAGAACATTTGTATTTTCTTACTTAAAGCCCTATCGAATATTTTATCTCTATCGATATATTGGACAATAAAATCCATTACTTCTTTGGGATCATCATATCCCTTGTAAGCCAAAGCATCTAATTGAAGTGGATTATTCTTTAGGTAAACCCACTTAATCTTACTGGCATTTCTAATTGGTTCAAGATGAGTAGCCTTAAAATGAACCAACAAATCATTGTATGCCAAGGAAGCTTTTACATGAGCTGGTGTACCACTTTTAGTATCAGAAAATATATTCTTTTTACTCTTCGCACCCTTATACTTCTTCACACCCTTGACACCACTTGGTAGAGCAATAGTGTCTAACTCATGTTTCTCCAAGCTCTTCTTGAAATCCAATATAAACTCATCTATCCTATCCTTATCAATATTATGTAGGATAGCCTTCAATACCTTTGTCATGAAATCACGGAATGCTGGTGGGAATGAACTTCTCACGATATCCAATCCCTTAACATCTAACTTCTCACACTCTAACCCACCATCGTTAATAATCCATTGACCATATCTCTTCTTGGTAACCCAAAAGGCTGACTTGGCAATAACCTCTTGTTTAATGTCAAACCTATGTTCACCCTCTATATTTGTAAACTTTTTAGCAAAGTAAACATAAGACTTGTTAATATAATCCTGCACCTCTGAGGCAATATTAAGAATCTGTTCTGTCATGAACTTATCATCCTTGACATCAGCATCAGGATATCTCTTCTCAACCAATGGTAATGCCGAATAGAATACTGAATCGGTATCGGTGTAGATACAATAATCTTTATCAGTACCTAAAATCTTGTTGTAGTAACTATTGGTAACTTTCTCGGTGAACTGAATTAACTTAACACCTGTGGTGGTGGTGGCTTCAGCATTATCAATATCATAGAATCTAAATACCGTAAGACCAAGTACACCATAGAAACTATTCAGAAGAATCTTCTGTACATATTGTCTACGATCAAAGTATTGATGTAATTTATCATCACCTTCTTTACCATACTTCTTGGATAAATTCTTATACTCAACCCTTTCATCAAACCACTTCTCTAATATTGCTGGAATGATACCTCGTTTAGATTTATCATACACCACGCCATTGGAAGCAACCGATACTTCATTCTTGTTAAAGAAATCTTTTAACTCACCAGTAGAGAATGTACGAATCTTCTTCTTACCTCGATAGAATGAATATTCCTTCTGTTCCTCTCGTATGAATTGTTCAGCATCCCAACCAGCCAACTTACCAATCTTAGTCTCAGGTGAGATATTCAGAGTCATAATAGTTGATGGATACATAGAAGTCAAGTCTAAATCATACACCCACTCGTATCTACCTGGGTTGGGATCTTTCACATAAGCCCCACTAAACCTACCAGCAGAATCATCATAACTAGCGTCATGTCTTTTACTTGGGGCAACCAAATCAAGTTTTCTCAAGTAAGTCAACATAGCACCTTCGATATATCGAGAACTGAAATACACTTCCTCATAAGGTATCCTACCCAAGTGAGCTACACTACGAGCAAGGTCAATCAACTTCAACTTCTCTTCCAATGCCACAACTATCTTAACATCAACTAAGTTGTATTCAATAAATTTATCGATATCATTTTCTAATAACTGATCGAGTGTTCCCTCATATTCTACCTTGCCCATATTTACTTCTATCTGACCAATAACATCTAAACGATAACTTGATCTCTGAACATATGTAAATTTTCTATATAACTCAATATAATCCAAACTACTCACACCAGCAATTCTATATTTCTTCTTATTCTGATTATATCTTACCTGTTGGATAGGTGATAAAGCATTAGCAAAATCTTCATTAAAAACTTTTGTGATTCTATTATATAGATAAGGTGTGTCAAACTGATCTATATTCCAACCACTTATAATTGTAGGTTTTACATCCAACCAAAACCTAAGAAACTCTTGAAGTAAATCAGCCTCATTCTTAAAAAACCTAACCAAAGCACCACTCTTTTGTTCATCTTTTCTATTACCTAAGATGTAAACATAAGACTTACCATCATGTGATGTTTGGAATGCTATGGATGTAATCTTGTTATCAGCTTTAGTTGGTTCAGGAAAACCATCAGTAACCTCAACCTCTATATCATAATATAAAATACGATGGTCTGTAGATATATCATCCGAATCAGGATATCTATCAATCAAAACTCTTGTATCCAATGGTATATCAGATTCAAATACACGACCAGTAGTGAAGTCTTCTTCTGTCCAATAAGTAACCTTTTTTAGTTTGTCGCCATAGATGGATTGATACTGACCACCACCATCTTTGACATAAGCATAATTCTTAAATATAAAATTTTGATAACCAGCTTTGTCATCCCAAAGATGAACCTCTACTTGATTACCACCACGCTTTTCTGTCCATATATTTTGATACATTTAGATTATAACTTCCCTATTTTCGATATGATAATATAACTATTTTTTATAACAAATACAAGCACTTTTTGATAAAAAGGGGCGAAATTAATCGCCCCAATTGTATCATCTTAGAAATTAACAGTTAGTCCTAAGTTGTAGTATCTTGGAGTTCCCAAGAATACTTCAGCATTATGAGCCAAGTGAAGTTTATCACCGTAGCCATTGTACTTACTGTTATCAACTGCATCTTGAACATAAACTGCATCAAGAGCATTAAAGACATGACCATGTAGAGTCAAGTCTAAACCAGCAATCTCTGGAAGATTGTATGATAAGTGTAGGTCAAGTTTAGAATAGCTAGGAGCACTCCATACTTGAGCTCTATCCTCATCACCAGTTACCTCACGAGAGTCTGGTGACCAATCAGCATAATTGTCATCATAGAATTTTAACAATCCTTGAATGTTCAATCCTTTGATTGGTTTTAGTGTTAAACCACCAACATAAGCAGTTTGTGGCATATCACCGACTTTTAGATTGTTAAGAGCATAAGTATATTCAGTAGTCATCTGTCCGATAATCTGTCCATCTTCATTGTACTCTTGTTCTAAGTAATCACCTTTAGCATCTCCATCGAAGAACCAATCACCTTTACTGAAAGCGAAATCAACTTCCACCATTTCATGTAAGGCAACTTTAGCTTCAACTTCAACACCACTATGAGCTTGATTTACACCAGTTAGATAAATGATATCAGTATCACCTGAATCACCAGCACCCGTTTCTACATTACGAGTTAGGTTTCTATCTTTCCATTGTGTATTGTAGTAACTACCTTTAACAGCAACAATTCCACTACTATAAGAACCACCAACTTCTGCTGATGTGAACTTTTCGTTAGATGGATTGGTAGCGACATTACCATCATAGTCAATCACATTATCAAGAATAGGTGGTTTTTCCACATATCCAAGATTAGCGAATGCTGATAATCTGTCATCAAGATTGAATACACCACCACCCTTTACTTGAAAGGTTGTGATATTATCAGCTTCTACTTTGTCTTTTTTAGAGTAAGTAGGAGCTCCTGTTCCATCAAAGGATGACCACTCTCCACCAAAATGGTCTAAGTAGGAATACCCAATAGTGGATATACCAGCCATACCATATAGGTTGAACTTCTGTATGTCGTACTTACCTTGTAGAAAAGCACCGAACCAATCGACAGTTGTTTCATTGTGATAAGCAATTATATCACCTAAACCAACTTTCTTTCCATCTGGTGCCATATCATCGGCAAAGTCTACATAGTAGTCTCCACC